TGCTTGGATAACGAAGTATTGTAATTCTAATTGATTGGTAAGTAATTCTAATAGTTCAAACCTAATGGTTTCAATTGGAAAGGGATAAGTTTTATTATCCTGAATAACTGATTGTAATAATGGGGTTATTTGTTCTACCATAAATTAAAAAAGGGGTTGTAGGTAAAAAAAAAATATATAATAATAATGAGCACAATTAGAATCAAAACCCTACAACCCCCTGTGTTTATATAATTTCAAACTCTGATACTTCAAAGTTTTCGTTGAGTTTATATTTTAATTTACACCCGACCAATCCTGGTTCTAATGGTTTATTATATTCAACGACTAATGGTTCTTCTATATCTTGTAATAAGAAGTTATAGTAATATTTTGGTTCAATACCATTCCTAAATGATTTTTCAACTTTCATTAAATTAACTTCAAGTATTTTTTTTGTAATCAATTTTCCCATATCTATAAATATATTAAAATTTGAAAAAGTTTCAATCCTTGATAAAACCTACAACAATTTCTTCTTCTATCGTTGAAGGTAATGGTTTTATGGTATATGTTTGGTATTCCAAATATAGTTCGTGTAATAATATTCTTTTCTCCATAGACATCGTTGAATACCTACCCCAGTTCCAATCTGTGGTAAATAATTTATGATAATCTGTTGGGATATTATCTAGGTTTATGTTTTTCATTTTTTCAAAATTAACTGGTAATTCTTTGATAAAATCAGGGTGATAATTTTTGTGATAGACATTCATAATATTTTTTTTTTATTTAAGGTTTAATAATTCTTCTTTACTACTTTCTTCTACAACACTACGGAACTCTTGTTTAGTTAATCCATAACCATTCAATATGTGATAAATGTAATTACTATCTTTTGAACAACCAAGTTTTTCTTCTAATATGTTGAAAATATTTCCATCAATACTTTTATAAGTTTTCGTTGAAGTATGTTTCTTCTTCGGGATAACTTCTTCTTCAATACCTTTATTAAACTCCTCACCCATCCACTTACTTAATTTCTTGATAAACTTACCATCTTCATTCTTTAATTCACCCCTTACATATAGGGATGCTTTCTTAACCAAATTTGATTTCTGTGGTTGAGATAAACTATTCCATAGGTTAATCTCGGTTATACCGATATCCCTTTTTCGTTGAGGGAAAATATTTTCAAGTGCTTCCAATCCTTTTGATACAGATGTTCCTTCAATCCCAACCGAAGCCCCTTCAAGGGCTTCAGGTTGTAAATCCCTATCTATACATAATTCTTCTTTAGAAGAATTATTATAGTTATAGTTAGGGTTATTTGGGTTATTAGAAAAACCCGTTGGGTTATTAGAAAAACCCGTTGGGTTTTCTTGGGTATTATTATCTTTTCTTGGTCTTCCTCCTTTTTTTCCATTTTCTCTACCAACTCTTTGTCTGGTTTCAAGAGTAGTTAAATAATTTTCCTTATTTCTTTCAAGGTCTGGTAAAATTATTTTCCACATACTTTTATGATATGGGTTTTCAATTACAACTTCATTTCCGTTGTTCCAATCGTTGATGTGTTTAATAAGAGCACCAACATCTTCATTTGGTAACTCACATAGTGCTTCAAGTGTTTCTGCGTAAATCATTACATTTAGTTTTTTCATAATATAAAAACCCCCGCATATTTCATCTCTTGCTTCTGACCTCAAGGATTACTTTATGGGGGGTATTTGTTTCTTTAATGTCCTTTATGTCAGAAGGGACAATTATAAATATAATTCAAAGTTGAAAAAGTCAAATTACTTAAAACATTCTTCAATGGAAAAATGATTTTCAAATGTATTTTCGGGGTTATTTGGACTTAAATTATGTTTTAGACAGAATTGTTCGTGAATGGAGAGATTTGAGTTCAAATCGTATCCTAACACATCTCTCAAGAATATATACATTTCTTTATATGTTTCTTTGGTAATATTACCAAGCCTAGGCATACTGGTATCTTTTTTCTTATTAAAACTCTTTTTTTCTGTTGGAATTAAAATCTTATTGGTTATACATAATCTACATCTTGAAGCCTTCACCCCATATGTATTTGAACTTGGAAATTCGTTAATTGGTTTCTCAATATCACATGCCTTACAGGTTTTTTTATCACCATTAAAATTAGTAATAACACAAGGTTTGCAACGACGATTACGATAACCATCACGACCATTAAGTGAGAATGCTGTTATTGGTTTCTCAATTTGGCAAGTGTGACATATTTTGGTTGCAGTTATATTTCTTTTCATATTGATATAAGTATATCAAAATAAGAATAAAGTTCAAGGAAGGGGTGGTTAAATAAGTAATTGGAGGTATATTACTTCCATCTTTTCCCGATATTATTTATATATCGGTTTTGATAACTTGAATAACAAAATCCGGCTCTAGTTGGACGATATGATTTCTTTTGTCTTACAACTTCATTAGACATACAACGAGACATAAATTCACTCATCGTTTCTTTATGGTTGGGTTCAAATTCAAATTTTGTTCTACCAAATGAACCAACAACCCCACCTTGAGTAGAGTTCTCATATGATGACGAACATATTGAATATGCTTGTCCTTCTTCATCGTATTCACCAATTATTTCGGGAATACATCTTTTGATAAATTCTTCTTGGCTTTCGTCTGGTGTAGGTATAGGAATTGGCATTACAATTTTGATTTAAGTTTTTTATTTTCATTCATCAACTCATTAACTTTTGCCTCAAGTTCAGTTATTTTTGAATGTAATTCGTGAATTTCTTTTTTAAGGTCTTCTATGATAATTTGATATACACTAATACTTTTGGATAGATTATCCAAAATAACATTATCGGTATCCGCTTGTTGTCTTTTCTTACCTATCCACCAAGTAGTTCCGGCGGTTATTAAGTTTGAGATTATTAAAATTAAATTTTCGTTCATATTAGTAGCAATCTACACATCCTCCTAGTGTTGGGTCAATATAAAATGGCATGTTAGCAGGAATACTTCCTCTTCTCGGTGGTTTTCTCATGCCCGGAGTGAACCACATTCCCCCGAAATACTGGGTTTTTTGGGGTGGCATATCTTTAATACTACCATACGAATAATACCACGGATAATCATTTGGGTATGCCAATAGATAATCCATCATTCGTTGTGCGTAGAAATTATATCTTGATTGTTCTATATCTCTCAAATAACTCATCCCCTTAATATCAATTGAGGTTCCTTGTTCTGTATTACCAACCGTAATGGCTTTATTCATTTTACGAGCAAAGATTTCAGGCATCGCCTCATAAGCGGCAGCATGAACAAGATAAGGTGCTATATAATCATCCAAGAATGTTCTATCTGCAGATGAGATTGTTGTTCCGGATAATTGAGCGTCTTTAACCAATTTTTGATAATAATCATAACCTTTTGTCCCGATAAGGGTTTGAAGGTGAATTTCTTGGGCGATGAATATACAACTCGTCAATAGAGCCATATCTATATTTTGGTTCAGAGTAGTATAAGCCTTAAGTTTAGTTTCTGATATTAGTAATATTTGAGCAGCCATTATATTCCTTCTTTTGTATCAATTTTATTTTCTACCTCATCTGGTAAAATTTGATTTTGAACTATCCCCAATTTTATTGTCTCTTTATACTTAAGAAATAAAATCTTCTCTAACGACTTCAAAATTTCTTCTTGGATAGGAATGATAACCGTCTGTAAAAAGAGTTGATATGAATCAAGTATTTCAGCTCTACCACCCAAAGACCCTGGTGTTTTAATACCCAAAATCATCGGTGATGTAATCCTCCACGAAGTTAAAACATTATTCTCAATTTGAGGTGCCATAGAACTATACCAAGCATCAGATGCGTTATTTGGTATTGGTGTAATGACTGGGGCAGTTTCAGGATTTTCAGAGAAGAATAAGAAGAATTTACCGGCATTATTTGTTGAAGTATATTTTGCTTCAAGTTGTCTCTGTATCATATCCATTTCTTCTTCACCCGGAACCCCATTTGTAAAACTAACCGCCATAGATGGCATCATACTATTTTGCATGTTATTCAAATGAAAATTCTTGATTTCAATATCTAGTTGGATGGTTGTAAGACCTGCAAGATAATCCGGAGCGGGATAGTACGACATCCCTGGTGTATAGCAAGTTTTATCGTAAAATATTTGTGAGGGTTTTGAATCTGGTAACATATTAAATGCTTCCATTTCAACGGGCTTAAATTTGGTTGGATTAGTATTTGTTCCGTTCCAATCAATAGAATAATAATAAGTTCCAATATTTCCAAATTCATCTTCTTTACCTGCTCTTAACCTTGAGAAGTCGGTGTGATAAAATTCGGCAATTCCCCCATCATTTGATTTAACAATATTCATCGCTAATCCACCAAATAAAACTCTATCGGTTACAAGTTTCTCATAAATTTCATACACCGTCTCACTTCTATTAGCCATCGCCAATACTTCAGGGTTACCTTCTTTAACGATTAAATCTTTCCCTTTAACACCATAAATTACGGCATTAGCGCAAGCCCTATTGATTGAACTATATTGATATAATGCCATTAAGTGGTTTGGGAACAAATTATCAGACCCATAGAAAATCCACGGTTTATTCTTAACTACCTCTTGGTATTGTGGTACCTGTGCGGCATTAAAATCTAATATTTTCAAATTATTCTTCATTACTAATAAATATCTAAAATTTCTGTTTTATCCATAGTTTAAGGTTATGCTATTACGAGATTAAACACACCTTGATTATTTCCGGTTCCCCAAGTCCAAGTATAAGTCCCTGGTGTTAATCCCATACTTGATAAAGTTTGATTTCTATATGCTGAAGTTCCAACAATATTTGTTCCGGATACATAATTTTTTGGAACTAAAAGTGATATACCAGAAAGGAAAGGTGCTATTCCAAACATACCTCTACCACCCAAAGTAGTAGTTATTTGAGCACCATTACCTAAAGTAGATGGGCCGGTTATTGTTGTTCCGGTATATTGTGATATGTCTGAACTTATTGTCCCTATTGTAAATTGTGCAACATTTGGAGTAATAGATATTCCGGGTTTATCAATATTAAACGCCAAACCTAAATCGGTTGTATTAAATGACCCTGAACCAGACATAATTACATTTAACCCCGATTGACTTATTGTCGCATTAAATACCGTTGGCCCTGTTTGAGTAGGTGTAGGTGTAGGTGTTACTGGTGTTGAAGTTATTGTAGGTGTAGGTGTAGGTGTTACTGATGTTGAAGTTACTGTAGGTGTAGGTGTGGGACAATTTGATGGATATGATATATAATACGAACCCGCCATATTTCCCCAATATCCACCTTGCGGATATCTAATTGAACCTTCAGTTATTGTTGAACCAAGTCCTTGTGAAGATGAAGCTGAAGTTACAGGAAATTGCCAAGGATTAACATTTGTCGTTGATAATTCCCATCCACGGTCTATATTATTAGAAATAATTCTGCTTATAAATTTATTTGATGATATCTCTTTATAAACAGGATAATTAAATCCATCAGGAGCAGTTCCTACAGAACCTGGACCAATGTTCCCTGATTTATATCCATAAGTCATACTTGACCCAGACGCTTCCCGCAATCTAATATATGTTCCATTATAATTTACACTACCGTCTATCTGATTGCTAATAATAATTTGTTCAGGACAAATAGGATTATTTGTAGGAGTGATTGTCGGTGTAGGGGTATTTGTAGGAGTTTCGGTAGGAGTTGAAGTAGGTGTAGGTGTTGGTGGCAATGGGCCTATTTGAAGGTTAAATTCACCTTGATTATTTCCGGTTCCCCAAGTCCAAGTATAAGTTCCTGGTGTTAATCCCAAACTTGAAAAACTTTCATTCAAATATGTTGCGGTTCCACTGATATTTGTTCCTGATACATAACCAGTTGGAACTAATATTGTTCTTACCCCAGCCAAAGGTGCCACACCAAACATACCACCAGTTCCTGAATCTGCATTTGAACTACCGCCACCTCCAAAATTAAGTGGCCCGGATAATGTGTTTCCACTATATTGTGTAATATTTGAGGCTACCGCCCCTATGGTTAATCGTCCCACATTTGGAGTAATAAATGATTGGGTACCTCCATAATTAAAGGTTAGTGTTAAATCGTTTATATTAAAGGTTCCTGTTCCCGACATTACAACATTTGAACCCACTTCAAGTATTTCCGCGTTAAATACCGATGGAGCCCCTTGAGTTGGGGTTACACTCGGTGTAGGAGTATTTGTAGGGGTAGGTGTAGGGGTAACTGGTGTAGGTGTAGGAGTAGGGGTTTCTGTAGGTGTAGGAGTAGGTGTGGGCGTCCCACCCGAAATACAGTATTCTTCTTGTTCTGAAACATAGATAATACTGTATGCGTCCTCATTATCACTAATATATGGTTCAAATAAACATTCATCAGTTTGAGAATCACCGACAATTACGACGGCTCTACCTGATTCCAATTTATTATAAGCCAACGCGATATCGGTATTACTTGAACTAACTTGTTCGTAAATTGAATAATAGTATTGCCCGATATAGTTAAATGAGACATTCGGTGGTATTAACGATAAATTGGTCGCACCTTCCGTAAAACGGAACTTATCATATCGTGTGTTATTCACGATTACTTCGGGAATAAAACTAACACGCTCCTTTGAGGCGATATGTTGAAATGAAAATAGGTAATAAGGGTTTGGCAGTGTCTTGTTCATAGACACCGTCGCAATCAAATTATTTGTTTTTCCTTTTCTAATTATCAACATCTTCGCTTATGATATAATGTGCATCAAGTTTATCGTCAATTAATATGAATAAAATATTCATTAAATTTGTTTTTATATTTTTTTATTATATTAAAGTATTATCTATTTTCATATTAACTTTCCAACAAATATCTAATAAATACTGACGCTCCTTGTATTGTTATTAGTTCTCCACCTGTTGTACCAAATCTAAAATCTATAAGTTGACCCGCTGTAACACTTGACACACAACTAATTGAGAAATTACCGTAACCAGATGCGGGTACTGTTATAACTCTTTGCGCTTGAGCAACCCCATTAACACCAATAAAACAAGTTAATAGAGTATCATTACCACCAGCGTCTAATCCAAAACCATCCATTCGTATTTCATAAACACCTGTTGTTCCTGGATTAACACCTGTAGTACCTCTAGTCATTGTCCCCTCAATAAATGTTGTAGACATTCCTCCAACCATAGACATTCTTGTTGATGTAGTATAAATCGTACTTGAGTTATTTACAGCGAGGTTTGGATTACCTTGAATGGCTACGGTTGGTACACCTGTGTTTGATTCAACCCAAGCGGTTGCATAATCTGTACTTCCTGTCTTAGCCAATACTTGATTAACTGTACCTCCCGTTGGTATGTAATTAACCCATCTAGTATCGTAATTAGTATTTGAATTTTTAAGTAATACTTGGTTTGTAGTTCCTCCTGATGGAACTGCGTCAATTGGTCTCCAAGTATTACCCGTTGTTCCTATATTAAATCCACTTCCCGCAATTATCGTTGAGTTCGCCTGATAAAGTATTCCGTTATTCACCACTAACGCTCCCGAAGGATATGTATTACTATTTGACCAAGAGTTGGATAATGTTCCCAAAAATTGAGATACATTTGTTGTTCCTAGTTGATTTATAAATGTTTGAGCGGTTAGAAACCCAGCATTATTTTGAAAAGTAGCCCTTAATTTAATTGTTTGATTGGTAGATGGTGTGTATTGA